ATAAGTTTCTTAATAATTCTTGTATTTTGTCATTATCTGATATAATTGTAAGTTGATTACCGAACTCATTTTTAAGAGTTGATTCATCTGAATATATATCTAATGCTGATGCTAATATTGGGTCGTTATCCATTGCATCGTAATCTCTAAAAACTTCTCTACGAACTTGTTGGTATGCCATTGATTGTGCACCACCTGCTTGTTCGTAAAAACTTTTTTGTAGTTTCGTATATCTATCTCTTAATGAAGATAGATTTGTTTGTTGTCTTTCATCGGTATCAACAACTTTTCTCTTACCATCTTTATCAACAGTAACAACTGCTTGAGCTCTGAAGAGTTTCGTTAATCTACCAAAAAATGAAGTATCTGCCATTTTGTTCCTTTTTTAAATTATAACCTTTATTTATTTTTTTACCATGCTCTACAAGACCAGTATCTAGCTTTGTGTCTTGGACCAGGTGAATCACAATTGTGTCTTGCTCTGAAAGCTTTTCTTCTTTCAGGATTGGATTTCTTAATTTTCATTGTTTTCTCTCCTGACTTCTTTGCAGAAGTTCCTCCATGTCCAAAGTTAACTTTAACAACATTACCTTGTGGGTTTTTGACATATACTTTGAATTTTTTTACATCACCTCTTGTGGGTTTACCAAGTTTTACTTTTCTTCCTTGGTATTCTGCTTCGTTCATATCAGATTTATATTCTTTCATGAACTCTACAAATTCTTTGATATCATGGTAGTTTTCTACCACATACTCTTCGGTGTGTATATCTTCATTTAGTAAGTTTTTCATTGATATCATAATTTATTTCTCCTCATATTATAAATATATAATTATTTAATTAACCAAGTTAAATCCTCATTATTGTCACCAACCCTCATTTTCCAAGGATTTTCTTCTAATTGAGCATTACCACCAAACCCCATTCCTGCAACATCTAATTGATGTGCTCCAATACCACCTAATGCTTGTTTAGTTAAATCAATTCCTTCTTGTCTTAATCTAAGTGCGGTATCTCTAACCCACAAACCGATTGATAATGACATTGTTAAATCATCATTGTAACCTCTCATAGCTTCTGCTCTGTTTCCTCTCCATATAAAAGTAAACAATTCATCAATAGTTCTTGATGAACGAATAGTTACTGATTTTTCTCTGATATATTGTTCTAACTTTGATATAATCAAAGGTCGTGTTTTGGAAGTTGTACTAAAACCTGCAGTTAATCCTCTTTCTTCTCTATTGTATTTATTATGTATTTGATTTTCCACATCTACATACTTTAAATCTTTACTCATGTAGAAAAGATTCCCATATCCTCTATCAATTACTTGTTGTATTACCGCCCAACCAATGTTTGCGTTTTCAACAACTAATAGTGCATTATTATACTCAGTTGATAAAGAAACTAAGAAATTTCCAAAATCTTTTGTATCTAACCTACCTTTGTATTCTGCAACTTGAGATGATTCTTCTATATCAATAACATGACAAGCAGAATAATCTGCTGAATCTCCTCGGGCAACATCGGCTACAACCATGTAAGATTTATTATAGTTTGGATATTCCCATTTCCATAAGTTTCCATCAAACCCTGTCTTTTCCAAGGGTTCTTGTACAAATGATTCTTTGTAAAACATAAGAAGTTGTGGGTCAATCACAGTATCACCAGAAGAAACAAAATCACAATCACATTCTTGTGCTGCTCCTTTTACTCCTAATAAAACTTCTTGCTCATCTCTCCATTTTTGGTCTCTTTCAGGATGTACACTCCAATGTAATCTTATTGGATTAAATGTATTTGTTTCTTCCTCAGCACCTACCCAAGTTTTATGAAAGAAATTTCCGACACCATTTGGAGTAGAAAGAATAATCGCATTACCACCAGTCGATAGTGTTGATTGTGCTGATACCCAAATATCTTCAATCTTATCAATAAATGCCGCCTCATCAAATACTAATAAGGATAATGCTTCAGAACGACCGGCATCACCAGCTGCTGAAGTTGCTTTTATCTGAGAACCATTTGAATATCGTAAAGATAGTTTGTTATCTTCTACTGTATTTTGTTTTAACCAACTTGGAAGGTATTGGTTCATTACACGAACCTTTGTTACCAAGTTTTTAGCAACCTCTTGTTTAGTTGCAATTACTAATACATTAAAATCTTGATTGAATAACATTTTCCAAAGTGAAAATCCCGCAGTTAAGGTTGAGATACCTGTTTGTCGAGATTTAAGGATGATGTTGTATCTATGTTCTGCAAATTGGTCTAAAGTTCTTTCTTGAAACTCATATAAGTGAAAAGGAATCTTACCACGCACAGGATGTTGAATCATACAATACTTTTTCATAAAGTAGATTGGGTCTCCAGCACATTTCTGATACTCAAGTTTTATTATTTCCTTTAAACTTTGTTTAGCCATTTATTTTTTTCCTAGTTTCCAATATATAGAACCACCAACAAATGGTTTGTATTCACCAAGTTGATTAGATAACCCAAGATTTAAACCATAGATGTTCATTTTCTTGTTTTTAAATAAAATATTACCACTAAAATTATTTAATCCATTGGTTTGGTCTATACCTGTACCTAATCCAATATAAAATTCATTTTTTGGTAACTCTTTTACAATCGTGGTATTGTAAACTGTTGGAATTTTGAAAAACCAATCTATTTCTCTTGATTCAATTCTATTTTGTGAAATAACATCAGTAAGAATACCAAATCCTAAATCTCCACTTGGTTTATTACCTAATGAATCGGTAACTACCTCTGGAAAATCATATGCCAAATTCAAAGTATCTTTTACTGTTACTTTTGAAAAGTAATCTTTGATAATTGCAAGTGAATCTACATCTACTGGTATCTCTACTTCCTTGATTACTTCTTTTGTAATGTACTTTGGTACATATTTGGTTACCTTAACTTCCTTTTCTACAAATACAGTGTCAGTTTTTGATTCTAACAATTCAAAATCTTCACCATCTATGTTTATTATTTCTTTATCACCATAATCTTCTCCACAACCTCTTAAAAATAAAATGATTCCTAATAAAAGAAGGATTACTACTTCCCTCCATCGTTTAATTAATAAACTAAATATAATGCTCATAATTTTTTTCTTTTAACTTGTCAAAAGCTTCTTGTCTTTTGTCTTCTAATTCTTTAATTTCATTTTCGCCGTAATCGATGAGTTCTTGTATTTCGGCTTTAACCTCATCTATTGGTTTTGGTAACTTCCATTTTTCTGTTACCTTTCCATCAGAACCTAGTAGTTCATATTCTTCTTTTAATTCAGCTATTGATTGTCTATATGATTCTAATTTAGCTTTACCATATACAATCATCTTTGTCCATACCTTATAATTTTGATATTCTAACCACAAACCACTTGTTCTTATTTCATGCTCAATCTCAACTAAAGCATCTAAACAATAACCAGTCTTTTCAATCAATTTTTTATCTTTATCTGTGTATCTTTTGTTGGGATACTTTTTACATTTAGATTTTTCTTCTAAATATTTTCTAATTTCTTGAGTAGCTTCGTGGTTTTTACCTGTTTTTAAGATATAACCTTCTTTTTTCTCATACTTGTGGTGTTCATCTTCCCACTTATCACCAACTTTACGAGATTCTTCTTTTTTTGTATATCCAATGGTAGTATTTTTATCATACTCACCTGTTTGAATCATATCTACCAACTTTCTTCTAGTTGGGTGCATATATTTTTTCTTGAATTCTTTACCCATTGTTATATATTAGGTTATAATTTATATATAAATATATCAAATTAAAGAAACCGATAATTTTAAAAGAAAATACCAAGTATTTGGTTTACGGAAGCGAATGTACCTGTAAGTTTAAAAGTGTTTCCTTTGTATAAGAAAACAATACCTTCATTTGGTACAATTTTTTAGGACCACCGATAGAATTTAATCTACCAAGTTCTAATTTAAGTTTTTCAATCTTTTTTGGGTCACCTGATTTCTTAACATCTTTGATTGTTTTATCGATTCGTTTCTTTATATCACGAACTGCGGAATCAGGATTAACTGTTAGTGCTGATGAAGTAAATTCTAACACTTCTGCACCTAATCCTAAGAAGATTTTCTCAAACTTCATTAAATTATCTTTTGATATCTTCTTATGATTATCTTTATCTGTTTTCTTAGCCCATTCTAATGTTTTTTCATCAGTAATGTTCTTTTTATCTAATCTAAACTTCTTATCCATGAACGCCCATCTCTTAACTAACCCCATTTTGGTTTTGTTATCAAGTGATGATGGTGAGTTTTTACTA